GGTAGGGGGACGGACCCCCGCCTCCGGCGAGGTATCCCACAGGGAGGAGCCGCTTGGTTCGCGGGACGAGAGCATTCCGAACTGCCCTCGTCACCAGCAAAGAGCCCGCGAGTCCCTAGAGACAACACTGGTCCACGGGGGCTAAGAACACCGTTAGCCCGGTGGGAGGGGACAGCGGGACGTGAGGCAAATGAGGCTTCTCTAATCACTACAACGTATTACATAGTAACATAAGACTAGAAACACACAAAGAACTCTTTACATAGTAATACTACTCCTTAGTATCTATAAACCTCTATTACAACGTCCATGGTCCACGTCAGAACTCGGCAAGGTCTTACTCAGGGATCACTAACAACGTGAGGAGAGACTTCACATGAGACTTTCAGTGAGGGCTCTTTCATCACACGCACACTCGTGCATGAGTAACGTGCACTCACAGCCCCGAGTCCTAACAAAAGATCTTGAAAAGGGCGACTAGCTAATCCCAAGAGGTCCGCGCTATACTTATTCTAACAGCAAAAAATAACACAACCAAACACAACCACACCACCTAATAGCATTACGAACGGCAGCACAACTTAATACCACCCGTCTCGCCCCTAGTAGGAGCCCACCATGTTCACGCCCGCACAGACTCTCATCACGGGAACGCTGGTCGAGGAGATCAACATGAACCCGCAGCTGGCACACACGAGCCACACGAGTCACACAGAAGCCGCAACCTGCGAACAGACCACAGTCGAGTACTTCACCGCGACGACCACGGTCTACCAGACCTGCTCCTCTCCCGAAGCCAGCTACGAGGTCAGCTGGACGGACGACCTCGGTGCGGACAGCATGAACATGTGCACGTTCCACGCCACCGAGTTCGCGAAGGACGCCGAGACAGACGACCACATCACGGGCTACCGAGTGACCGAGCTGTAACACCCCTTCTTCGGAAGGACGTTGGTTCTGCCTCATCGCGTGCATAACACGGTGAGGCGGGAGGAGCGTCCGCTCCAACAACGACGCACCCTACCAAAGGGTCGTCCTGAAACAAGGAGTACCCAGAATGGCCAGCACCAAGACCACCAGCACCACCGTCACCGCGTACGGCTTCGCGAAGATCGTGAACGAGGCCCTCAAGGAGGGTGGCTTCAAGGAGCTGCCTGCCCAGATGTTCTACACGTACAAGAACAAGGGGCTGATCGGCACCGACGAGAAGCCGCTGACCGCCGAGTACGCCACAACCTGGACCGCCCAGTACATCGAGCGGAAGGCCGCCAAGGAGGCCAAGGCCGCCGAGAAGGTCAAGGCGGAGCTGAACCCCACCGAGGACACCACCGAGTCCGAGTAACAAACACCAACGGGTGGCTCAACGTCCTGCTGAACCTACTTCGTACGAGGTTGTAGGTTCAGCAGGGCCTTGTACCACCGTGTTACAAGACCACACTTTCATCAGAACCGAAAGGAGCGACATGCCCCTACCCACGATGTACACCATCGACCAGCGTCGGATCGAAGACGGTATGCGTGTCTGGGACTACGACCTCGTTCCAGTCACGATCGACCTCTCAGCTGGGCTGCACCAGGATCACGGCATGACGAACTACTGGTTCGATGTGCGTACGGACGACGGACACCTGAAGACCATGTCGAACGACAGGGTCTGGCTGCTTCACCCCACCACAGGCAGGGAGGCCTAACCGCCATGACCGACAAGTACGAAGTGACGATGATGTATAGGGTGCACGTGCCCGATGGCACCGAAGACACGCTGACGAAGGAGTTCGGCGAGGACCGCGACCTGAGCGAGGTGTTGACGGAGCTGATCAGCGAAGCGATGTACGACTACCACAACACCACCGAGACAGGGCTGCACGCCAGCAACTGGGTGTACCTGCGAGCCGACCACAGCGGTGAGCTCTGGTCGACGGGCTGGTACAACATCGACCGCAACATGCCGGAGGGATGGGAGCGCAACAACGTTGGTACCTTGAGCAAGATCATGAACGACCCCAAGCACAACCTGTACATCAGGGCGATCATCACCGATGTGCACGTCAGCAACATGAGCTGGATCTGGGAGGGCGAGGAGTGATGGCCAAGCGAGGCAGGATCGCTACACCGGTGGAGATGCTCAAGCCGCATCAGACCATCGAAGTCGATCACCAGTTCATGTTCAGGATCGGACACATCCAGCGTGTGATGGTCTTCGACATGGTGGAAGGCACCGAGAAGACCGGGTACGTGATCCACAACTACGGGAGCGTTGTGCAGGCCTTCTTCGAGGAGTACACACTAGTCGATCTGGTGGACGAGAGCACGCTAACCCACGTGCCGTTCGACTGACAACAAAGTACCCGTTGCAATGTCCTAGGAGGTTGTTATACAATAGTAACATGGCCAACGAAGAAGCAACATACGAACCAGGAGAGGTGCCACCAGGGAGAGGAGTACCTGTGCCGGCGCCAGCCCCAGTGCCACCCAAGCAGCCCACAAGGAGACCCGTCTAACATGTTCGCAGAGATCGTAGCAGCGTACGTCCAGCTAGCAGAAGTGGAGCAGGCAACAGTGACAGATGTGCCAGCAGCGCCCGTAGACCCAGGTGCTATCCCCAACACCGACCCCAACACTGGCACAACCATCAACCAGCCTGTGGTTCCTGCGCCGCAGGCGGGTGAGGGCGTTTCCCCAAAGGAAAGCACGACAACGCCCGATCCAGATGGATGGATGACTGGGCCTAACCCAGAAGGCAAGGTCATCGAAGTGCCAGTCACACCGACCATCCCGCCAGTAGCACCACCGACTGACTGAGGCAACACGTTTGTACTAGTCCTCACAAACTAGTACATTCGTGTCGGTTCAATCGGATCGACGTCCTGAGACAAGGAGTCACAATGAACGGTTCGAACAAGATCTACCGCGAGGGTCTGCCGAAGGAGCGCACCAAGCAGCCCAGGCGTCCTCACCGCAGCCCTGGGTGGATCAAGGCTCGTGAAGAGCGTTCCGCTCGACGGGCAGAAGACCCCATCGTGCAGGCTCGTGCTCATGACCAACACCTGAAGGCTTCCGAGCTGGAAAAGGTCAAGGAGACCCAGAAGCGGGTCGACAAGATGGTTGCCGACCAGAAGAAGTCCGCCAGCAAGAAGACCAGTGCGAAGTGGGAGAAGAACTGACATGGCCAAGAACCGCAACGACCGACGTCGCAAGGACGCTCGCCGTAAGGCCGCACGACTGCGCAACAAGGTCTCGGACCACGAGAAGCAGGGGCAGAGCTCCGGGATCACTCGCAAGGTGGTCGAAGACGACCTGATGCTGCAGGGTCTGACTGGTGGAGGGAACTGACATGCCGATCAACATCCAGCCCGACCAGATCGAGCAGCTGGACGACCCAGTCGCACTGCTGGCGTCACAGTGTCTCGAAGTGCTGATGGATCACCCAGACTTCATCGGTGCCTGCAACAGGCTGGTGTTTCGATCGATGGGACTCCACCCGAAGACGATGATCGGAGGTGACGAGACCGACAGGCGTGACTTCTACCACATGCAGATGGACGAGGAAGACCTGACGCTCGCCGATGTCGTCAACATGACGCCGGAAGAGAAGAAGGACATCTTCCCGGACTTCATCACGGAAGACGACCCTCGCTACCAGCTGTACTGGGAGCTGCTCGCACAACTGAACAGTCAGATCTTCGCACAGATGGTGGCCTCACAGAAGTTCCGATGGGGCAAGGACTTCGCCGAGCGTACGCCGACGGGTCTGACTTCACAACCAGTGATGGGAGAGTCGAACAGATGAAGAAGACCTACCAGGTCGACGGCTACCGCTTTCGTGTAGGTCAGCGGTGGTGGCTGTCCAACCGCACCATCGAGGTAGGAACGTGGCTGCGAGCGCAGCTGCTACGACTGCTACTACCAACCAAGGGCGATGTGCAGTGGCGCGTCCGACGAGTGTGGAGGCTCCGTTGAAGAACGACTTCGGGTACGACGTGAAGGAGCCGGAAGCCGTTCCGGCAACGGCCAAGTTCATCGAGCTACTGGCAGGCTCTAACTTCGTAGTGATGGAGGACTTCCACCCAGGCTTCGAAAACAGTCTGACCCTGGTTGACCAGGAGACGAAGAGTGCCATCACGGTGGTGATCGTCGAGTCCGCAACCGAAGAGGAGGCAGCATCGTGAGCTTCATGGACTACTACGATGGGAGGGAACGTGAGCGAGCCGAAGAAGCCGACAAAGACGACCGAAGCGGAGACGACGACATCGACACCCTCGAAGAGCTCCTGGAAGAGGACGACTGAGGTCGAACGCCCAGGTGGAGGCGATCCGCTTATGGACTACCTCTGGCTGAAGGGTGAACTATGACAGAAGCAATCCCACTAGACGAGGGGCACCATGTCTTCAACCTGATCATGCAGGAGACCGGCATCGACCCCTACGATAGGACGGAGGAGGTCAAGGCCAACGATGCATGGGCTATCGCGAAGTCTAACCTTCAGAAGTCCGTGACAGGAGAGTCGTGAACGAGAAGTTCGTAGACCAGGGATACGGGAAGAAGCTTATCGGATGCTACGTAGTGGGGATGCCACTGGCAGCGGCGGGTCTCGCATTGTGTGCGACGATTGTATTCAGTCCGGTAGGCTTCTTACTGCTCATTGCGGCAGGGACACCATTGTACCTGCTGCAGAAGAACCACATGAGGAGGATGCAGGAATGGCAGAACAGGGATCACCCGATGCAGGGACAGGGGATGCCTCCGTGGTTGACCCCCTCAACCCGATTGACCTCCGACGGGATCTACTCCTACGAGACCGAAAGAGTCGAGCCGGACGCCTGAGCTACATCACCTTCGCAGTTAACAGTCAGCTCGCACTGACACGACTGTCTGCACAGGTGAAGGTTCAGATGATGGACGCCGAAGAGAACTACGGCGACTACCTCTCACCAGAACAGAAGGACAGGCTACTGACTGCAAGGGAGAGGATGCTGGACGCTGCAGACAACCTCCACTCAGTCGCTTCCGAGCTGGTCGGCGTACTCAGAAGGGATCCAGTCTGATGCCTGTCGACGTAGGGCATCTGTATAAGGGGAAGAAGTACGAGATCACCTACCAGCTAAGCTCACAACGACGCCCCAGGAAGGGAGTGGCACTCTACCTAGGCCTGAACGAGAACTTTCATGATCTAGACTTCTCAGGAAGGCCAGAGTTCGGTACAACGTCTCTGCCCATCGAGAACATCATCGCCATGAGGATGGTAGTGGACAACTCGCAGTGCTTCATGGACGCGAGAGCCTAGATGAGTGCATCAGGGAAGTCGAGCAACCGTCGCAGCGAGGAAGCACGCGGCTACACCGATGGTGGCGGGCATGGGATCTACGCGGCAGCTGGTGATAGGCAGTACCGACTCGAACAGGAGGCGCTACACCGCGCAGGCAAGGATCACAACAGGCGTAGGTGTCCCTTATGTCTGGACGCAAGAGCCTAGAAAGGATGTTGAAGTTTCCCAGGTAAACCCCTTGCTTGGGTCATAGCGACCGCTGTATACTTATAGCAGCAAGACGATCTGGAGGGATCAAGCAATGGCACGCAAGCGTAACTCAGACCCGGAGGAGAACACCATGACCACCACCGACACCCCCATCGCCGACGCCGTCGAGACCGACCTGGACGTCGAGGCTGTCGAGCCCGACGCGGACGTCGAAGAGGTCGACGGCACCGAGGCGACTGCCGACAAGCCGGAGAAGGCTCCGGCCGCTCCGAAGCGAGGCGACCTGCCCGAGGGCTTCGTCACGCCGATCGGCTTCGCCAAGATCGTCGGCGAGAAGGGGCTGCACACCGACCGCGAGGGCAACGTCGTCAAGGACGTCAAGCCGCAGATGGTGTACAGCTACATGAAGAACAGCCCCAAGGACGACCGCCTGGAGACCCAGGAGATGCAGGACAGCAACGGCGTCACCCGCAAGGTTCTCAACATCGACGAGGCCGTCGCGTGGTGGGAGCGGAAGAACGAGCGGGCTGCTGGTCGTAAGGCCAATGCTGCCGAGAAGGCCACCAAGAAGGAGAACGCTGGCAAGCAGTCCCAGCAGGCGCTCGTCGAGACGGGCGAGGCTGACCCCTCCACCCTGGAGAGCGCCGAAGAGGCGGAGTGACCTCCCAACGCGTGTCTGATGATGGAGGCTCTGGCTGCGGCTAACCGAAACCAGTTCGCGTAGGGTAAGGGGCGAAGGCCCGTCGAGTTCCCCCGTACTCGGCGGGCCTTTCGTCTGCCTAAAATAAAGGCCTTGTGATCCCTCTTGAAAGGTGCTATTGTTACACTGTATACTTATAATAGCGAGCAAAGAGTTCGCTGTACCACAGGGGGAGTCATAGCATGGCAATACTGATCCTCGACCTTCCAGACAGGGAAGAAGAGGAGGTAGCAGGTGTGTTGCGTGATGCACTAGAGTGTCACGTCAGTGGATTGAAGGAGGCAACAGTCGCAGCAACGCAAGACCGCACGTTGGAGTCGCCGGAAGAACTAACACTGGCAACCGGAAGTATGTCGGAGGACATCAACATCGCAGAAGCCCTATTGGAGGTCATCCGTGACTACAGCCACCAGTGAAGAGGCCGCCGAGCCAGACGTGCTGCCTGCTCTGTTCGAGCACTGTCAGAACGTCTACAAGCAGATGGAAGCCGAAGCCAAGCTTGTCCCGATAGGAGATACAGCTCTAGAGCGCGAAGAGAACCACCAGCTGATCTGGGAGGGCTACCTGACCAAGCTGTTCGCCTCACTCCACCTGAGCGTTCCCTATTACACTTCAGTAACACGTGAACTGAAGAGGATGGGATGCGTTCGGCAGAGGCGTCGGGGAGGTGGTAACGCTTCCAGTCAGTGGGAGATCGTTACCGAGCCAACCGAAGAGCTGTTCCGTTCGGAGATGAACCGCACGCAGGGTCTCGCTGCCAAGAAGCACAGCAAGGTCGACATGCTGGAGCAGCAGGTGAAGGACCTGACTCGAATGGTCACCAAGGTCAACACCGACAACGAAGCGATCATGGACATCCTCATGGAGAGGGAAGGCAAGGCATGACTACCATCTCGTTCAGGGAAGCACAGGATTGCCCTGAGTGCAAGCAGCAGGGCTCAGTCCTCGATCGTCGACCCATCCTAGGTGGGACGCTCGTCGACATGCAGTGCGAGAACGAGGCATGCCCTTGGTATCAGACCAAGTGGCTGGTCGAGCTCGACGGCGACAGTCGTGTGCAGGTCAACGAGCAGGCCTACGCCATCGCAACGGGTAGGTCGATCTACAAGAAGCCCGACCCGACCTTCAACACGATGTTCGAAAGAGTTCACAAGGCTCTCGAAGCTCAGCAGGTCCAGGAGAAGCAGGGTGGAGAGGTTCCACCACAGTGAGCCTGTACGACGAAGATCAAGAGAGACTTAGGAGTGACGAAGCCCCAACCCCAGTAGGTTCAAGCTCCTCGGGTATCAAGTCTCATAGGAGTCTAAACGGGTTAGACCGCAGTTCAGACTCTACTCAGAAGATCATCGAGTGGGCAGTGGGAGCCGGAGTCGTTCTTCTCTTGCTCGGTGTGCTCGTGGGCTGGTTCGGTGGGTTCATGTACTTCCTCCATGTGGTGTTCGGGAGTTGATTGGGTACGCGAGTTTCCAGATAGAATAAAGACATGAGCGAGAGCGATAAGCCGCGCACCCTCGAAGGCAACATGGATGACATCGTTGCCGAGATGGAGAGGGAAGACGCTGATGGGGCTATCAAGCTTAGCCCTAGGGAGTACGCCAGACTGAGGGGGAAGAAGCCGCAGCTCATCTACTACTACATCCGCACCAAGCGACTAACACTCGAACAATGCATTTGTGGAAGGAACGTAATCGATGTCGAAGCGGCCGACGCATTCTTCAATGGTGATGGCGGAAGTCCAGAGACTCCAGATGCTGAAGGAGTGTGAGTGTGGTCACAAGTTCGTCGAGCACGAGAAGTGCGACGACATCAGGCCGTGCTTCCACTTCACCAAGGATGGCGACTCAGGGATCAACCTCAGCGTCTGCTCCTGTAAGGACTACAAGGAGAAGAAGGTGTCAGTGCCCATCACACCGTAACCACTGGAGTCCATGTAGCTGCATGTGCGACCACGGCGACAATGACTGAGGGAGAGGCACCGAGGTGGAATCCGAAGTTCAGGAAGCGGCGAAGGTTCCAAGGAGCGAGCTGGACACCGCCTTCGATGTCTGCGGAGGTGGAGGACGGATGGTGGTGTCGTTCGTGCAAACAACGCCATGGGGCTATGACGTGTGGGTTGGCAGTAGAGTCTCTAGCGCACTGCTTTCGCCAGCTATGGTCGTGTCCAAAGACTGGTGACGTGATTCACCAAGTCGACCTACCGAAAGGGGAGGTGAAAGAGTGAGGCTCGAACCGTTCGACTTCCAGAAGGAAGCGATCAAGAAACTGTCAAAGCAGCAGGCACGGCTGTGCGGCGACGACATGGGGCTAGGTAAGACGCTCATCGGCGTCGAACTTGATCTCTGCAACCGACGTGATGCTCAGCCAGGACGACTCAAGACGCTGGTCATCGTGCCGAAGGCAGTCATCGATGACGGCGCGTGGCAGCGAGCGATCGCTTCCCAAGCGGGCGACGTTCCTGTATACGTGATCAACCCTAAGAACAGGACAGCGTTCGAGAAGGCAGCCAGCGACGGTAGGAAGCCTGGCTACTTCATCTGTCACTGGGAGTCACTGCGACTCATGAAGGGCTTGAAGGACGTCGACTGGTTCCACATCATCGCGGACGAAGTCCACAGGGCGAAGAACCGGAAGGCGCAGCAGACACAGGCACTCAAGTCTCTGCGTACGGAGTTCAAGACCGCCTTGAGTGGTACATGGGCGGAGAACCAGCCGCAGGATGCTTGGTCGATCCTCAACTGGCTATGGCCAAGCTTCTACAGGAGCTACTGGAACTTCGTCAAGCACTACTGCATCATCGAGCAGGCACCAGGCGGCTACATGAAGGTCACCGGTGTGAAGAACATCGAGAGCCTGAATGAAGAGATGGAGCCATGGTACATCCGTCGACGCAAGGAGGACGTGCTCAAGGACCTCCCGGAGAAGTACTACACCGATCTCTGGGTGGATCTGTCGCCAACGCAGCGACGGTCGTACAACGACATGAAGAAGGAACTGATCGCCTGGGTTGGCAAGCAAGACATGGAGCGGCCGCTGATCGCATCGGTCGTCATCGCTCAGCTCGTCCGGCTTCAACAGTTCGCGATCGCTAGCGCAGAGGTCACAGGGTATGCGACGAAGGTAGTCAAGGAGACAGGAGAGACCTACGAAGCCCCCGTGGTAAGGATGGTCGACCCGTCCTCGAAGATCGACCGGCTCATGGAGCTGCTTCTCGACACCGATCTCGACAGCGAGCCCATCGTCGTGTTCAGTCAGTTCAAGGGCAGCATCAGACTGCTGGAGGAACGATGCAAGAAGGAAGGGATCAAGCTAGCGACGCTGACAGGGGAGACGAAGCAGAAGGATCGAGCCGAGATGATCGCAGGCTTCCAGGCGGGCCGCTTCCAGGTGTTCGCTGGCACCATCGCAGCTGGCGGTGTAGGGATCACCCTTACCCGAGCCTCTACGGTTGTCTTCCTGGATCGAGCGTGGAGCCCGTCGATGAATCGTCAGGCGGAGGATCGTCTGCATCGGATCGGACAGAAGAACGCAGTGCAGGTGATTGACATCATGGCGCACCAAACGATCGACCTCGGACGACGTACACAGATCGAGACCAAGTGGAGCTGGCTGAAGCAGATGCTGGGGGACAAGTGAGGATCATCGGACCACCGTCGGCAACAGAGGACAACGTCAGGCGACAGCTTGGCATCATCGCAGGAGGAATCCATCCACGCTTCCTGGGTGAGATGTTCGACTCACTATGGGGCGAAGCGCGAACGCTCAGCATCGACCCTGTGGGGATGGTTGCCCAGTCGTTCAAGGAGACAGGAGCAGGCAACTTCACAGGCAACGTCAAGCCAGAGTTCTACAACACTGCTGGCATCAAGACACGAACGGTAGGGTTCTATCCAGGTCTCAACGACGGAGATCGTCCGCTAGCTCATGCGCAGTTCGCCAACTGGAGAGTTGGTGCCATAGCACAAGCTCAGCACCTTCGTGCCTACGCTGGTTGGCCGCTCACCGTATACGAGCTGATCGTCGACCCACGCTACAGCCTGGTCAAGGGACAGTGGTGTGAGAACTGGTCAGACCTCGGAACCAGATGGGCACCATCACCAACGTACGGTCAAGAGATCGAGGCCATCATGCAGCGACTGGCGGGACTATAATCATGGACGCTACGAGGACTACCGAGTACACGATCACTGTCGATCAGAACGAGATGCGTGCCCTGATCGAGGCGCTCACTGCTTGGGACAAGGGCGACACATCCACAGGGCCGAGAGATGGAACGGTTAGCCACATGCTGCAGACGCTGAGGACGGTTGCCAAGTAATGGATACAACGAACGTGCTCGTCATCATTCTGGCAGTGAGTGTCATGGGGCATCTCGTGTCGGGGTACTTCAACTACAAGATCCTGATCATGGTGCTGCGAGCACTGTCGCCGAGCCTCAGGCACCACAGGGAGCCGATGCCTCAGCTGCGAGCTCCCTACCGTCACGACACCGACAACATCGAACAGGAACTAGAGGGCCTCCGTGGCTGAACTGACGCGACAGAGATACCGTAAGGCGCATCACTACTTCGTCTCGGGCAACGTAGCGAAGTCGCAGGTGCTAGAGGAGGCGCAGCGGAGAGCACTGGACAGACGGTCGCCTGAAGACAGTGTCGTGCACTACCACGAGTACAAGGACAACGGCTGTCCCAGTGACTGCAAGCCAGACGAGTACGAAGCAGGTAAGGGCTTCCTGAAGGAAGTCGAAGCAGGCTGACATGACATTGCTGGGAGCGGCAGCCCTTATCTTATGGGTAGGGGTTGCCCTCCTGGCAATCTACGTTGAACAGGAGAAGTGGCTAGATGAGGTACGTCGTACTCGCTATCGAGGACAACGAGGCAGCACAACGGCTGACAGAAGAAATGCAGACCGTCGAAACGCACGGGTACCCATTCGTACCACAGGGGGCAAGCATCGCAGGGATGTTCGCCGTCCCTACTAAGTTCTGCGATGACGAGCCTGCTGGCCATCGAGGCAAGAAGACTCAAGCTGGCTGGACTCGTGGTAAGAAGTACGGCTGGTGGGTCTGTGGCTCTTGCAAGAAGCCGACCAAGGCTTGGGGAACGAACCTGAACAGTCTGCTGTCATCGTGCGTGAACCTTCTCGCACCCAACCACATCATTGGCGCAGCACGAGCGGTAGGAGTAGACCAGTGAGAATTCGTAAGGACGACGTCGACGCCAAGAACATCGACTGGCATGCCTGGGGCTTGGCGAAGAACAAGAAGCCTATCGATGGCGGCGATGGGTTCTTGTACTGCTGCAAGGAGGGGCAGCGCCTCTTCAAGGCAGCCAGCCACAAGGCTTGCCGGTATCACAACGAGGCCATTAGGGACAAAGGCAACAAAAGAATCTGATTAGTCCCGCTTGTGAGGACACAAAGGGTTCATATATAATTGTAACTAAGCCGCAGAAAGACAAGCCGCTCAGGGGGAACGTTGCCAGCTCTAGCACGTACAGAAGTCCACGAGATCCACACGTCAGAGCGCCGCTCCTTCCGAGCCTGCCGCCGACGGTGGGACTGGATCTTCCAGCAGAACTACTACCCCATCATGACAGCCAAGCCGCTTGAGTTCGGCGTGGCTTACCACGAGGCAATGGAAGTCTTCTACAACCCTGACACCTGGTTCATGGATACGGAGACTAAGGGCGAACTGGCTACAGCTGCCTTCGTCAATAAGGTCGAAGCTCAGAGGAAGAAGTTCCTCGCACAGGGTGAGATCGCCTACCTGGACAATGAGGTTCAGGAAGACTACGACGAACGTGTCGCCCTCGGTAAGGGGATGATCAAGTATCATGCAGAGCGGGTATCTCCTCGATACGATAGCAAGTGGCGACCCGTCCGAGTGGAAGTTAGCTTCCAAGTTCCAATCATGCATCCGGAGACCGGAGAACCGCTTACGTGTTCTAATCCGGTATGCAGGCATCCCGCGGATGCTCCTGTGGTGTACGCCGGAAGACTGGACGCGCTGGGTGAAGATGAGCACGAAGACTACTGGGTCATCGACTGGAAGACCGCACGTAGTCTTAGTCAGAACGATGAATTCCTTTACCTTGACGATCAGATCGGTTCCTACGTCTGGGCAATGAACGTCCTCGGTCTTCCTGTACGAGGCTTCATCTACCACGAGATGAAGAAGGGCTTCCCCCTTCCGCCCACCAAGAATAAGGTTCGGCGGCTAGGTTGCATCTTCAGTAAGAACAAGCAGCAGGACACGAACTACGAACTGTACCTCGAAGCGATCAAGGCAGGGGACGAAGAGGCGTACAAGGAAGGCTTGTACGACGACATGCTGAAGTTCCTCGAAGACGAGGGCAGCCTCTACGTTCAGCGGTTCCAGATCCACAAGTCGCCAGCGGAACTGGAAGAGATCGCTCGCAACATCGGGCTCGAAGCTCTCGACATGATCGATCCCAAGACTCGGATCTACCCCTCACCTGGTCGCTTCGGTTGTACGTTCTGTGCCTTCCGTACTCCTTGCATGGGACAGAACAACCGTGAAGACTACGTGTACGCTCTCAATACCCTCTTCGAGCGGCGAGAGCACTACTACGTCCGAGAGGAAGCGTCAACGGACTCTAAGTCCGCAGAGTAACTCTCGGCGCAAAAAGAAACCACACCACAGGGAGAGAGCATGTGTTCATGCCTGAAACATCTGAATGACGAAGAGCCCTGCACCTGCCAGTGTTCGGATCACTGACTGTGATGGAGGTAACACAGACTTGCGACAAGTGCAAACAGAAGCGCAAGCTGACGAACCGCAACCACAGGCAGCAAGGCGGCTGGCGAGAGCTGGACGGCAAGGACATCTGCCCCGTCTGCATCAGGGAGTTCTTCGGTGATGGCGGGTCCTGATCTGGTTCCTGGTAGCCTCGGAGGTCTTCGGGTTACCAAGGCACAGGAGAGAGGACAGTTCCTCAACCTCCTCATCTACGGCGACTCGGGTATCGGGAAGACTACGCTTGCTGGCTCAGCAGACGTTGTCACCGAGATGAGCCCAACGCTCGTTGTTGACGTGGAGGGTGGGACTGAGTCCCTCAGACACGCGTACCCCAACGTTGATGTCGTCCGCGTGAAGACGTGGAACGAGATGCAACAGGTGTACGACGAGCTTCATGCCGGCCGTCACAAGTACCAGACGGTCATTCTGGACTCGCTGACTGAGATCCAGAAGTTCAGCATGATGCAGATCATGTTTGACCTCATCGAGAAGAAGGGCGACGAGGTCGATCCAGACGTCCCTGGCATGCGAGAGTGGGGGAAGAACATCGAACAGATCCGACGCTTCGTAAGAGGCTTCCGTGATCTGCCGATGAACGCCATCTTCACCTCGCTGTCCAAGGAGGACAAGAACCCCCGAACTGGGAAGTCGAAGACGATGCCTTCGCTCTCCGGTAAGGTGGCTGCGGAAGTCCCTGCGTTCCTCGATGTAGTCCTGTACTACTACATCAAGCGTGTGGACGACGTAGAGAAGCGGCTCCTGTTGTCATCTCCTACGGAGACGATCATCGCTAAGGACCGCACAGCCAGGCTACCTGTCGTAATGGAAGATCCGACGATGTCCAAGCTCTACGCGGCCATCATCGGAGGACAGGAATTGCCTGAGGCGGAAGAGGACGACCTGTCCACTCTTACCGCACCCAATCCGACCACTGCGAAAGCGAGCTGACACACATCATGGGTATCAAGGTCAACTTCACCGACACCAGCACCTACGGCGGATCGTCTCTCGGACTCGACCCGTTGCCGACTGGCAAGTACCACGTCGCGATCACGGATGCAGAGATCCGAGACAGCCAGTCGACGGCTGGTGCGCAGTACATCAACTTCGAGTTCACCGTGCAGTCGGGTGAGTACGAAGGTCGGAAGGTCTGGGCGATCGCGTCCCTCCTCCCGCACGCGCTGTTCACGCTCAAGGGCATCCTGGAGGCTCTCGGGTACGAGACGACCGGCAACGAGCTGGACTTCGAGATCGACGACCTCCTGAACAAGGAGCTCATCGTCAAGGTCATGTTCGAGAAGGCCGGGACGTACAAGGACCGAGACGGCAACGAGAAGCAGCACGACGACCGCAACAACGTCAAGCGCTTCTACAAGCTGGAGAGCGGCACGAGCACTCTCGCAGGTAGCAGCAGTGGGGGCGGCAAGAGCAGCTCGCTCCTCCCGTAACACCTGAACTGCTGGGGTGCCGGTAGTCCGGCTAAGCAACGCAGCCTAAGTAAGCTAGCGGCCTCAGCCCACTAACGACAGGGGGGCATGTGCCTGACATAAGCGAACTGCAGGAAGTCTTCCTCAAGCTGCTGTTCGGTCGAAACGAGGGATTCTTGTGCTTGGCGTTCGCTACCCCTGACAAGAAGTCCTTCCGCGAACATTTCTTCCGCTACCCTGAACAGATGCCCGAGATCCTCTTTGCGATCGAGAAGGAGTCAGTAGGGACCAATGCTTACCTCTGTCCGCATCTCTTTCGGGAGAAGCGTCGTCATAAGGACCTTGTCTCGGTCACACCCAACGCATGGGCTGATCTCGACGAGTGTAAGCCGGAGAACCTTCTCGTTGCTCCTTCCATCGCAGTGCAGTCCTCGCCGGGACGTTACCAGGCTTACTGGCTCTTCGATCGGGATGTTGATCCCAATGAGGCTGAAGACCTCAGCCGTCGGATTGCCTATTATCATCATGAAGAAGGAGCGGATCGAAGCGGTTGGGACCTCACTCAGCTCCTCCGTATCCCGTTTACTACCAATCACAAGCACGGCAACGACCAGGTCAAGATTCTCAAGGCGACGCGCAACAAGTACGAACTAGTTGACTTCGGCGCATACCCGACTCCTCCTGGCTATGTTATGGCAGACGAGCCCATGCCAGAGGAGCTCCCCGACGAGTCGGTCGAGGACATCTTCGCGTTCTACCGTAGTCAGCTCAACCCGATGGTGCATCGTCTCTTCGAAGTCGAACCTGATGGCGATTGGTCTAAGGCCCTGTGGAACTTGGAGATGTCCCTCTTCGAGAGCGGACTCACCAAGGAGCAGGTCTTCATCGTTGCCAACGAGGCAGCATGCAACAAGTACCGCAGAGACAGCAAGCCGCCAATCCTCCTGTGGAAGGAGGTAGTCAAGGCTAGTGCTAGGCACGATGCCAATCTCAAGGCGCCTACTGTCGAACAACAGATCGCTGGCAATCCGAAGTCGATTCCCCTCCTGTCAGAAGACGAAAGACTGAAGAGTCAGGAGGATATTACCTTCGTTGAGAGGTACATCGAATGGGCCAAGCAACTCGGCGACGCTGCTCCGCAGTACCATCAGGCGGGTGCTTTTATTGCTCTTTCATCGGTTCTTTCCGGGGCTGTCCGATTGCCAACCAGCTTTGGAGTGATCCAGCCGAACTTGTGGTTTATGATCCTCGCAGACACGACTTTGACTCGCAAGACCACTGCGATGGACATAGCGATGGATCTGATTGCCGAGATCGACTCCGACGCGGTGCTCGCGACAGATGGTTCTATCGAAGGCCTAATGACATCGCTTCAGACCCGTCCTCGGCGCCCGAGCGTGTTCCTCCGGGACGAGTTTACCGGCTTGCTAGAGATGATCGTGAAACGTGACTACTACGCAGGTATGCCGGAGCTCTTCACCAAGCTGTACGATGGCAAGATGCAGAAGCGAGTCCTCCGCAAGGAGACGATCGAGATCAAGGATCCGGTCCTGATCGTCTTCGCTGGCGGCATTAAGAACAGGATGACTCAGCTGCTGAAGGTGGAACATGTTTCGTCTGGCTTTATGCCTCGCTTCGTATTTATCACTGCCGAGTCAGATGTTTCTCGCCTTAAGCCACTCGGCCCTCCAACGCATCGGTCACAAGGCAATCGGGAGGCTATCAAGAACGAACTGATGGACATGAAGGCGCACTACGGTACGCCGGAAGAGATTAGTGTCCTCGACGGAGCAGTTAAGACAACGCGCCCCCGAGAGTGGATCGCGCAGCTGAACGAAGATGCGTGGGCAAGATATAACCGTATCGAAGCCGCAATGCTGGAAGCCGGAATCGCTTCAGCACGGCCAGAGATCATGACGCCCACCTTCGACCGGCTGAGCAAGAGTATCCTGAAGGCTAGTGTGCTCGTTGCCGCATCAAGGAAGCTTGCCGAGGGGGACATCGAAGTCACTGAGGCTGACATCATCAAGGCCGCATACTACGGAGAGGCATGGCGCGCATGTGTGATCGATATCATGGATAGCGTTGGGAAGGGACAGACGGAGAGGCAGCTAGAGCTCCTTGTCGGAGCAATCCGTAAGCGAGGCGATGCAGGAGTCGAACGATCGTTCCTGATGCGTTCGTACCACCTGAGCGCACGAGAGATCGAAGATGCGCTCACTACACTCGAACAGCGCAACGTGATCACACGTCAGCGTATTCCGGGCACCAAGGGTGAAAGGCTGGTTGCAAATGTCTGATAACGTTCGCGCACTCGTTGTCATGTCGGGCGGACTCGACAGCACGACTCTCGCATACGATCTGCAGGAGCAAGGATACCGGGTTAGTGCAGTCAGCTTCAACTACGGGCAGAAGCACAGCAAGGAACTGGAGTTCGCAGCAGCTCATGCCCACTTGAACGGTTGGCAGCATGACACGATCGACCTAAGCGACATGGCAGGTCGACTGCGTAGCGCACTGCTCGACGAGAGCACGGATATTCCAGAGGGTCACTACGCTGCAGACAACATGAAGGCGACGATCGTCCCGAATCGCAATGCGATCATGTTGTCGATTGCCTGTGGAATCGCTGTGAGTCGTACGATTCCGTGGATCGCTACGGCAGTACACGGAGGTGACCACTTCATCTACCCGGACTGCCGACCGGAGTTCATCAACGAGCTGTCGCACGCATTCACGCTCGGCAACGAAGGCTTCATGCACATCTTGGCACCTTACAGTCGTAAGGACAAGAACTACATCGCACAGCGTGCAGTCGATCTCGCGTACGACTACGACAAGACGTGGAGCTGCTACAAGGGAGGCGCCAAGCACTGCGGTAAGTGCGGAACGTGCGTCGAGCGCATGGAAGCGATCTGGTCGACCACAGCTGCAGCCCAGATGCACCCGAGTACCGATCGTGCAGCAGTCCTCTTCCCGCTCAGTCTGTACGAAGACAACACCTACTGGATCAAGGCTCTCGAGGAGGCTAACAACTGATGGTCACGTGCATCCATGCTAGTGACGGCAAGTGTCCTGTAGACCCGCAGTGCAAGACAGATGCATCGCGACTCTGCGTCAAGGATCAGAAGATGCAGGACAAGGTTCGTGAAGAGCAGGAAGCAGCTCTCGCCGAAGCTGCGAAGCAGGAAAAGGAGCGCGAAGAGCTATACCGTAAGGAACAGGAAGCCCAGGCAGAACGAGAGGCCGCATTGGCCAAGGAGCGTGCAGACCGTGAAGCGTAAGACTGTCAAGGAGTGGGACAACACGATGCCGTCTTTCCCTGTAGCTCTGTACATGCAGCCTGTGGGAGCGAACCGTATCCTGCGACGTCGTTCGCGTGAGAGTCAGAACGACCCGATGCCGCCCAGCTCGATGAAGCCTGCAGTCAAGCGCCTCGTCATGGAGACAGGAAAGGTTGAGTACGTTGCCGAGTCCTGATAGAACAAGCATCTTCGTCAGGCACAACATCGAAGTGGCGCATCGGCTCATGCATCTGCCTGGTAAGTGCCAGCAGATTCACGGGCACTCGATGCGAGTGACACTTGGTATCGATGCTGACAAGGATACCAACGGATACGCTCTCGGACCGGACGGTACTCCTCTCGACTTCGGAGGTCTCAAGAAGACGTTCCGAGGCTACCTCGACGAGGTCTGGGATCATCATCTGCACCTCAACCAGGCAGATCCCTGGGCTAAGCCCCTAACGCCTAGGGCGCTCTACGAAGACGGAATGCCCCGCTTCGAGCATTTGCCAGGTCTTCAGATCTGGCCAGCCGATCCGTCAGTCGAGAACATCGCGCAGTGGATTAAGAACCACATGGAGCTCGAACTTCCTGACATGTCGATCTACGTCGACGTCGAAGAGACAGCAACGAATGGAGCGGGAGTATGAAGGGCTTAGCCGAACTCTTCAAGAAGGCATCGGATGAAGAGGACGAGCGCGTCAGCGGTGCATCATACGAGACACGTTCGAACTTCCTTCGAGTGATGAACCAGACTGGTTACCAGATGTACGCCGGTACCGTGGCCCACGAGGAAATCAGACATCGGCGGGCGAAGAACAAGGCTGCGCGAGCAGCACGAAGGGTCAATCGTGTCCGAGGAGCGTAAAGAGGTGGGAGTTCGTGTTTCCGAAATCTACACGTCAGTTCAGGGTGAAGGTCCTCGTACTGGAATGGGAACTCTTTTCCTTCGCTTCGGAGGCTGTAACCTTCGTTGTCCGGGTTGGCCCTGTGACACTCTGTTCGCTGTACTACCGGAATTTAGGGCAGATTGGGAGCGCCGATCTGCTGGCCAGGTTCTACGGCAGGTCCTCGACAAGTGCAAAGATGCCAACATCGCCAACGTCTGTCTCACCGGTGGCGAACCGTTCCTCCAGAACCACGAAGCGCTCCACCACATCGTGGAGGAACTCCTAGCTCACGACATCCAGGTCGAAGCGTTCTCGAACGGACAGATCGAGTACCCTGACTGGGCATTCGAGCTCGTCAACTTCGTCATGGACTGGAAGCTGCCAGGCTCAGGTAATCCTGCAACAGAGCTGACGGAGCGGAACATCCAGAGGCTCAAGCCGACCGATGCCATCAAGCTGGTCATCAAGCATCACCAGGACTTCGAAGACGCTATTCGAGTCTGGGAGAACTGGGCGGACTTCACGTCAGCTCAGTGGTGGGCAGGAGTCGTCTGGGGTCAGGAGCACTTCACTGAAGCGACACTTGTTGACCTACTCGAGCAGGAAGGTCTGCCCTGGCACCTCAACGTGCAGACACACAAGTACCTCTGGCCCGCAGACGCAAGGGGAGTGTAATGCCTTCAGTTGCAGCAGAAATCCTGGCACAGAAGTTCCACGAGACGTACGAGCGTCTTGCTCCTGATTACGGATACAAGACACGAGAAGCCTCAGCCAAGCCCTGGAGTGAGGTTCCGCAGCAGAACAAGTCGCTGATGATCGCGGTGTGCCAAGAACTGATCGATACGGGAGTTGTGCAGTGAGTAGTGTGCACCTTGGCCCAGGCCAGGACGGATCAGAAGTTCGCAACATTGGCCAGGGAGCGATGTACATATCGCCTGACCATGTCAGCCTTGTCGACGAGGAGGATCCTATCAACAACGTTGTAGTGGGAGAGATAAAGGAACTGCTACAGCACATCACGGGGATCAACTTCGATGCCCAGGAGCACACCAGAAAGACTCCTGAACGCTTCGTCAAGATGCTGAAGGACCTGACAACTCCTCAGGACTTCGACTTCACTGTCTTCGACAACGACAAGCACCTCGATGAGATGGTGTCCTTGCGGGACATCCCGTTCTACACGCTCTGTGCACACCACGTCGTACCATTCTTCGGGATGGCTCACATCGGTTACGTGCCAGGCAATAGCATCGCAGGACTCAGCAAGTTCTCTCGAGCCGTGCAGGCGAAGGCACGAACGCTGACTGTTCAGGAAGACCTGACGGTCGAGATCGCAGACTTCTTGGAAGAGAAGCTGCAGCCTAAGGGGGTCGTAGTTGTCCTCGAAGCAGAACACCTGTGTATGGCGATGCGCGGTGTGCAAACGCCTGGGGTTAAGACGAGGACGACTGCTGTGCGAGGTGTCTTCGCAGACCACGAACGAACGGCCAAGGCAGAGTTCCTTGCAGGCATCAACGGTGGAGGTCACTGAGTAATGGTACTGCGGGTTGGCGGGCGTGTCTGGGAAATGGCAAAGCAATGTGTCGACGATTCTCGGCGCTGGTTTCCAGGCACGTCCGTCAGCCTCGTCCACTACTGTCTCGGACTAGCGGGCGAGGCTGGCGAATTCATCGACATCGTTAAGAAGATCGACCGCGGCACTCTTGATCCGAAGAATGCCGCTGTCAGGCGCAACCTCGCAATGGAGCTCACGGACGTGTTCATCTACGTTCTGAACCTTGCAGCTGTGCTTGGCATCGACCTAGAAGAGACCTACAAGATGAAGCGTGCCGAGAATGAGGCGAGGTTTGGTAATGGCAACGGACGAGCGTGAAGAGTTCCAGCAGTACCTTGTAGGTCTATTCACCGCTGTGGATGAGGAGACGTTCCAGCGACACACCGAAGGGGCAGAGACCTACGGCCCACTCAAGTTCGTTACTGCAGACACTCTGCAGGAAGCGTACGAAGAGATCCTCGACCTGATCAACTACGCACGCTACACCGCAGTTAAGGTCAAGATGCTGCAGGCGTTCCTTTCCGAGAAGGCAGCCGCCGTGGAGGGAACTCAAACCACAGGGGCGGGCACATTCCTTCCGACGTCCGAACTGATGAAGGGCTTCCAGAAGCGATGAAGGTCTGCCACATCCTCCCGCCAAAGGTCATTCCGTACGTCTCAGACATTCTCGGCACTCAGCATCTGCTCCTGCCAGCACTGATGCGCTACGACACCTATCGCCAGTTCTACATACGGGACAGTGTGGGCGGCTGGCTCACTCTCGACAATGGTGTAGCCGAGGGACGCATGGTGAGCTTCGGCCATGTTCTGGCGATGGCAAGGGCAGCTAACGTCCAAGAGGTCGTGCTGCCTGATGTCATGTGCAACATGGATCTGACGTTGGAGCTTTTGTCTCAGACCTTCTACGAGGCGTTCATCCGCCGATTTGACTTCAAGTTCATGTTCGTACCGCAGGGTGAGACGATCAAGGAAGTTATCCACTGCGCTGAGCAGGCAATAAATATGTGTCCTGTGCTCATTCATTCATTCGGAATCCCGCGACACATCCTCAGCGTTGCCCCCTCGGCAAGAGCTCAGATCGCTGCCGAACTTCGAGATCAGTTTCCACGTCGTGAGATCCACCTCCTCGGTACTCATCCTGATGAAGTTAGTGAGCTACGTTACTACGGTTACGACTACAGAGATGTAGGAGTTCGAAGCGTCGACACCAGCTTGGCCTGGAACGCAACGCTCGAAAGCGTCCCGTTGAATGGTTCTAGAAGTCTAAGCTATAATCTAAGTATCAAGCGTCAGCCGATCGACGAGTTCGCAACGGCTACGTTTGAGAACGGATTCGAAGCAGCACAGGAGAAGCTACTCCGGGATAACATGGAGGCGATCAACTCGTGGGTGTGAAGCATCCGCAAGCCGACTGCGATAACTGTCCACTACTCACTATCGGAAGGTTCGTGCCAAGTGAAGGACCAGAGAAGGCCGAGCTCGCTTTCGTCGGAGAAGCTCCAGGAGCCCAGGAAGCCAAGGGCGGTCGACCCTTTGTTGGACCTAGCGGCAAGCTTCTCGAACGAGTCATGGAAGAATACGGAATCAAGCGAGAAGAAGTGCTTCTCAGCAACGCTTGCCTCTGTCGGCCGCCTGGCAACGAGACTCCGCCAAAAGCTGCCATCGCTGCCTGTCGACCAAGACTTCTACAGGAGCTCCAGGATAGGGGCGTGGGAACGGTGGTGGCGCTTGGGAACTCTGCAAGCGAATCGCTTCTCGGGCTCACTGGTGTTACGAAGCTACGAGTCGGACCCGGAAGGCCAGCCAAGAACCTCCCTGACGTTCGAGTTATCAGTACGCTCCACCCCGCAGCAGCTCTCCGACAAGCTGACCTCTTTCCGTCGATCGTTACGGACATCAGTAAGGCGGTCGTACCAGCACCCAGTTGGAGTGAACCTGTCTACAGGGTCTTTGATGGCGCGACGGAAGCCGTCCAGGTTCTTCAGGAACTCCTCTCACGGAAGGATCTAGAAGACCTTGTCATCGACATTGAGGTCGATATTGACAAGGATACTGGCTTCGACCACCCCAACCAGTACGGAATGCTCTGTGTGGGACTTGCGTATGGCCCTGATAGTGCCATCGTTATCGGCGAAGAAGCTTGCCGATCGCCAGAAGTAATGACAGCCATGAAAGATGTGCTCCATGCAAAGAGAATCTCGGCACAGAACGGAAAGTTCGACCTTGCTGGAATGTACCCCCACGTGGGTGCTCTGGACCTTTACTTTGATACTATGCTTGCTCATTACGTACTTGATGAGCGGCCAGGGATTCATTCACTAGACAGTATGGGTATGGAATACCTCGGTGCTCCCAACTGGAAGGCTGAGATCAAGCGGTACGTCGGCCCGAAGGACGGCTATGGAGTCATCCCGCGCGACAAGCTCTACAAGTACAACGCCTACGACGTTGTGTGCACTTTTCGACTCAAGGCCTTGTTCGAGCGAATGCTGGATGAACAAGGACTCCGACATGTCCACGACTTCCTGGTTCGTGCGTCGAATCAGATCATGTACCTGGAACTCAACGGCATTGCCATTGACAAAGCGTACCTAGACGAGCTCACCGAGCAGTACATCGCCTCGATTGACAAGATCGAGGACGAGATGGCTGATGCTATCAGAACGAGGCTCAATCCCCGTTCTCCATTGCAGATCAAGAAGTGGCTAGCTGAGAACGGTGTTCAGGTCGACTCGACCAACGAGGACACGATGAATGTCCTCCTCGAGCATCGTCAGACGCCCGAGCTCGTCAAGACGTTCGCAGAGATCCTCCTGAGACACCGAAGGGAATCGAAGCTCTATGGTACCTACGTCAAGGGGATTCGCAAGCGTTTGTACCGCGGGCGCGTGTACCCAACATTCCTGCTTCACGGTACTACAACCGGACGACTTGCTTGTCGCAACCCGAATCTCCAGAACATTCCTCGGGAGTCTTCCATTCGACGAATGTTTGTTCCTAGCAAGCCAGATACACACGTATTCGTCCATACCGACTACAGTCAGGCTGAGCTGCGGGTGCTTAGTTTCCTGGCCGGCGATCAGTATTTCCGAGACATTTTCGCAACAGGCCGCGATCTCTTCGATGAGCTCACACCCGTTCTGTATCCCGATGCGAGCAAGGATGCTATGGGACCTAGCGCATGGAAGGAACTCCGTATTCGAGTCAAGGCTTACGTATACGGACTTGCTTACGGGCGTTCCGAGTACTCAATCGCGTCGGAGTACAAGCTAAGTACCGAAGAAGCCAAGATGGGTATGCATCGGTTCTTCGAGGTCATCCCGGAGATCGTAGAGTTTCGGGAGAAGACGCGAACCGATGTCCTAAGTGGAAAGGACTTGGTGACACCATGGGGCCGTCATCGCCGGTTCTGGTTGATCACGGACGAGAACATCTCGAACGTGATGAACGAGGCACTAGCGTTCCTTCCGCAGTCGACTGCAAGCGACATGACGTTGCTCGCACTGACGAACCTCCGACCTCAGCTGCGAGGGGTAGGATTCATTCGTAACATCATCCACGACGCCATGATCGTCGAGTGCAAGAAGGAGGATGCCGAGATGGTTGGTGCCTTGATGGACAAGGAGATGCGACTAGCAGCAGAGCACATCGTGGGCGACTACGTACCATTCGCTACCGAGACAAGCATCGGATCTAGTTGGGGAGACGTGTGATGGAGATCGCAGTTACCGAACAGCACTTCGGTCATGATGAGACTCTCATCATGGACTACACATGTGCTGTGCACAAGCACGACGAGTGGGTACCTCTCAACGGCCACCACATCTGGCCCGAGGGTATGGGTGGACCGAACACAGCCGAGAACAAGGTTACGCTATGCATGAACGGTCATGGCGCCGTGCACGCCTACCTCGCGCTGCTCATCAAGTACAACGGTTTGATTCCCAACAAGACACGAGCACACTTCGGACTCAAGGTAAGGAACCTCGCACGCAGGGGCTGGGAGCTCGCGGGTAGGCCTTCGAAGGGGAGTGGCGGAGAATGAAAGGCTGGCAGGCCTGGCTACTGGGCTCGGTCGTACTATCGCTGATAGTCCTCCCGTTGGCGTTCGTGATCCGATGATGGAGAAGACTGAATGCGTCCGCTGCGGCAGGAAGATTGTATACCTGCCTTGTGTCGTCTGCACGATGTGTCTGATGACACAAGGCGATCTAACTCCTGACGAGAAGATGCTGGAGGAATCGAATGCGCGGAAGTCGAAGTGAAGTCGGCGACACACATGTGGCGAAGAACGGCTACCACTACACGAGAACGGAGGAACGCTGGAGACTCACCCACCACCTCGTTGCCGAAGAGAAGTTGGGTCGGCCCCTTAGTGACACAGAACGAGTGGTGTTCGTCGACGGCGATAGAACTAATCTCGACCCTGACAACATCGAGGTTAGGCGTAAGGTTACCTCGTCGCTTCGGAAGAAAGAAGCGCAGCTGGTAGCACGTATAGAAGAGCTTCAGGCTCAGCTCGATGCAGTTCGCACGCAGATCAAGAAGAACCTATCGGCAGGAGACGACAATGCATGAGCAGGCTGTGTACAAGTACGAGCTGAAGTGGTCAGCAGACCCGCAGGAGGTGACGATGCCTCTCACCACCAGGGTCGTACACTTCGACGCTCAGCATGGTCAGCCTACCATCTGGGTTCTCACCGAACCTGACGACACGCTAGTGACTGAGACATTCGTCATCAGGGCCACAGGCGAGATCGTTGGCGATCCTCGTGTATGGATGTATGTGGGCACCGTGCTGGAGGGTCCGTATGTCTGGCACCTGTTCCAGAAGAACAAGCTCTTCGTTGAGCATCCTGCTTAAAAGTCTAAGGGGTATTCTAACCCGTTGAGAGTCTCATTAGACTTGATAACACGAGCTCGTGAACCTTAGGGGGTTGGGCGATCGTCAAACCTAAGTCTAACCGAGTGCATAGCAACCCAACCACAGGGGTGAGACATGGTTTACAGAGTCCTCGCACTAGACCCGGGCGGAACTACAGGATGGTCAAGCTACACAGCTGAGCGCATAGCTGGTCCGAACTATGAAGCGGGCGGAGCTGATGTAGCCTGGGAGTACTACAACGAGCAGTGGGCTTGTGGACAGATAGGTCCTGAAGACCACCACCTGGCGCTGTACGAGTTTCTAGGTATGCAGCAGACATTAGAGTTCACGATCGTCTGCGAGAGCTTCGAGTTTCGTAGCATGGACAAGCGAGACCGAAACAACATCAACCTGATGAGCAGGGAGTACATCGGGGTCACGAAGCTCTTTGCGCAGGAACGAATGCAGAGTACCTTTCCTGGGCTCCAGGCGCTCATCATGCAAACGGCAGGCAAGGCGAAGGGGTTCATCCCAGACAGTGGGCCTCAGGCGAACAAGAAGATCAGGGATGCGGGGCTATGGTATCCGAACAGCAAGCACGCGATGGACGCGACACGCCACCTCCTGTGGTATCTGGTCAACCGGGAGAACCGGACCGACTTGGTAGAGAGGTGGTGGAAACCGAGTGGAAGCCCGACGCCGTGAGCTTCTGGTTGGGCTTCTTTGTCTGTATGACAGTGCTAGGGATTCTATTTACGGTCCTTGGTTTCTGATCTAGACAGAGGCCACCCCCTGACTCAGGAGGATCCGCTGGCAACCGGCGGTGAGTCAGGGGGTGGCGGTCTGTTATGAGGCTTCGTGCTTGCCTAGGGCTGGTTCGACTGCACTAGTCAGTGAGGCAGTACCCGAGTTACCGAACCTGAACGACAGTAGCGATGTCAAGTACGACAGCACAGCCCCGCCAAGTCCGACTCCGAGGGCGTTGCCCCAGTCAGCGTGGAAGGCATTGAAGCCTCCGCCGACGATAAACACTGTCAGGATCCCTTGCGCGAATGACTTGACTGCGCGCTCGGTTGCATCTAGCCAGAACTGCTTCATGTCTGCCTCCCATATGCGATTCGCGGACTTACTCTTACGTTTCCTGCACCAGAAACGCGCCTCTGCTCGATCGAGAGGTGAACATACCCGTTCTGGTGCAACGCCTGAGGTACGTCGAGTACCTGGGCGAAGTTACCGTATCCCACACCCGCGGCTGAGATGGTAGGACCGTACTGAGTGCCTTCGATCGTAAGCCGTGCCTCCCCTGTGGTACCTGCATCGACGTACATCAGGAAGTCTACGTACAGCTTGTTGTGCTGCACTCTGTAGTAACTATCCCACGCAGGAGTGAAAGTAGCTGACGTCTGTGCAGGCCACTGAGTTGTGTCGTTGTTAATCCAGACACCTGACGGGATGTAAGGTGTAGCCAGACCCCAACCCGAGTCAGTATCGTCGGAGAAGACGACACGACCAGAGCGATCGAACCAGGCCCAGTACTGCTGGTAGCCAGGAGGCGCTAGTGGGCTGTCGTCCCAGATGGCAAAGGCGATCTGACCATTATCGCGATACAGCACAGTACCCATCTGAGGTGTGCCATCAGGCCTCTTGAAGCCGCCTCCTCCGTACACAGCGCTCAGGTCACCGAAGGCTGCAACAACCTGGTTGCCCTTCTTAACGAGTAGAGCGCCGTTATCGATCGAGGTGTTGCCTACCTGGACGAGCTTCTCCAGCTTCTCGATGCGCTTCTCGAGCCCCTGGATGTAGTCTACAACGTCCTGAGGCAGGTTATACTGAGTCACGACTGTCCTTCCAGCACGAGCTTCAGGCTCTCCGTGCCCTCAGAAGATGATGGGGAGTAGTCCCAGCCTAGCATCCGACTGCTAAGCACCTTACCATCTGGGTACTGTTCGATCGGGAAACGAGGGTCTGAGATAGTCAGGTTGATGGGCGCACCAAGGCTGCCCCAGGAAGCAAAGTCGACAGGCTCTCTATCGGGATCATCAGTGCCTAGTTCCAGCTCGATTGTCGGAATCGAGATAGGCATCTTCTTGGTTGTACCAGATTCCTCTGCAATACGATTCAGCTGAGCAGGATCACTAATGCTCTTCTCCGACCGCGGCTTCTCCCACATCGGGTAGCCAGCGTTTACAAGGTCCCAGTTGGTGTACTCAGCCACAGGCATTGCAGTGCCCTCGCCCTTACCCATGACGGTCTCGCGCACAAGAGCTTGCGAGGCGCTCTCAGGGTAGTAGTAGTTCGAAACAGCCCCGGGGTAGTCGAGGTTGATAGCAGCCTGGCCGAAGCCAAGATACGGATAACCGGTCTTTAGGACGAGCTGGGGAACGTCCGTTGTCGGATTCATCGTGTAGTCAATGACGTAGTCGAAGCCATTCGAGGCCTTGAGCATGTCGCTCATCGGCTCGCCGAACGTCTTCTGCTCGTACGTTTCGACAGTCAACGACTGATTGACACCTGAAGCTGTCACCTGTGAAGTGTCGATACCAAAGTTGCACGAAGCCTGCGCCTGCATCACGTCGATGAGGTACTTGAACAGGAGTGTCTGATCATCAGTTCGTTCAATACGAGACAGGATCTTGATCATCTCGAAGATGCTCTCGTAAGTCTGTCCCGTCAAGCTAATGACGCTAGCCTGACTCTGGTAAGTCCTTGACCAGATAGGCCCTGCCCAAAAGCAAACACCGTTACGAAGTGCAAAGAGGGCTCGGTGACCGGGCTCTGAAGCGTTCAAGAGATCCTGATCGCTAAAGAACCCGGTCCCGAGCTTGAACGACGCCGTCATGTTTCCAGCGACCGAGATCCTTCGGGTGAAGCTTGTCCCGTAGAGCGGCAAGTCTTCGATGACCTGACGGGTCAGCAGGTCAACTCCTATGTAGCGGTACTCGGGCACTGCCATGGTTAGCTGGCCAGCCTCTCCGCGAGCTTCGTAGCGACTCGTTCAGCGACGTCATCCTTGTCAGCGTCGCTCATGGGAGGCACATCCACGTTGACATCGCCGGTGAACAAGCCACCCTTCAGGAGCAACGACTTGATGTCGGCGATCTCCTGCCGAAGAGGAAACTCCAGCTTCGTCGTACCATCTGCTGCGTACCGCTCGATGGGCTTGAATCCCTCGCGGATGACGTAGGCGAGACTGTCTTCGGTCTTCGTGCCGATCGCCCCATCTGCTCCCAGCAGAGAGAAGACGGACGTCAGCATCCTGTTCTGTTCGTCGTTCAAATCATCCTCCTGGATTCCGTTGACGCGAAGGAATTCCGCGTCATTCTTGAATGCTGCGGCGTCCATGCCGCTGAAGTCGTTCTTCCTACCCACAGGGAGTGCGTACTCAGCGTGCCGAGGTGCCCAGCTGATGTCGTTGCCGGTCTTCAGAAGGATGGCAGCGACTAGCTTGATGTACGACTCTCGCGTCGCAGCTGTCCACTGCTGACCATCACTCTCGGCTTCGATGCCGGCAAAGTGGCCGTTACCGTCAGTGATGCCCTTCCAGTTGCCAGCACCTGCATGCCACGACAGTCGATTGCTGATGCAGTAGATCACGCCAGCGTAGTCGATGTAGTACATGCAGAGGCTGTTCAGAAGGTCAGCGCGTCCATCACGGACAACCTTCAGCGTAGGAGCCTGCAAGCGAGGCCAGCTCCAGGCGGAACCTGTGTGATGGAGCATGGGAGCGATGACAGTACCCATCGCTCCCTTGTCCCAGCTAGACCAAGCCTCGACAACCGTCTCCCCTGTGGAGATGGCTACCTGCATGACCTCAGCTCGGGTTGGGTTCGCCCACGCCATCAGTCTCCCCCTTCTGCTGAACGACCTTGAGACCCTGGAGCTCCTCGTTGGACGTCAGCTCTTCCTCCGTCAGGTCCTTGCCTCTCCATCCTCCTTCAGGATCAGGCTCCTTGCGAGTAGCAGGAATAAGTTCCTCCATCACTTCCTCCTAGTGTTGACATTGCCTATTAAGCACCGATACGCCATCTGGCACCGCTGAAGAACAAAGAGAACCCAGAACCGACAGCAGCCTGCGGTGTGTAAGCGAACGTGCCATTAGCTCGGATGATCATGAGCGCAGTACTGAATGCTGAACCGGTAGCAAGCGCAACGGGGAAGTACTCATCCTTAGCAGGTGAAGTACCAGCAGGGATGCTGCCGAGTTCGTAGGTGCTACCAACAGCGGCGCTATAAGCAACGGAGTTAGTAATTGCTCCGAAGCCTTCCATGTCAAAGCCTCGACGACGGAAGGCTCCTGATGCGAGTGAGCTAGCTCCGGAGATAAACGCATACAGCGAAGCGTTGAGCGTCGGCAGCAAGATCTGGGGAGGACCTGCGATGAAGTGGTAGTCGTTGATAGCGGCATCCCAGCGCCACGTCCGCTTCGTGTCGGTCTCGTAGATCTCGAGCCCGTCGTAACGAATAGCCGCAGGAGGCCTAGTCGTCGAAGTGACACGAAGCGTACCGCCGTTGAGAGTTGCCGTGACGGCGAGCTGCGTAATGTTGGGAGCAGTGATGGCGACAACGCCAGGCCCGACGACCACACGGCCGAGCGTTACATACGAGGCGCCTGCAGGGAGAGCAGGATCTGAAGGCGTCGAGGAAGCAGTACCAGGGATGACGATGATGTCACCCAGGTTGTTCGTGCCTGCGTAGAACGAGTCCTGAACGCGAGCAACGATCAGGTCCCAGCGAGTCAGTGTCGCATGGGCGGTGTTGATCGTCAGATCCAGGTTGCCGTCGTTGGACAGCTCATACCCGCCACCAAGGGAACTCTGCCCCTGTGGGACGTAGACCATGCCCGCTCCGACGCGGACAATCATACCGCCAGGAGCGGACAGAGCCATGTCGGCAGGATGCCGCAACCCACCCACAGGGCGCAGAGACCCGACGGCATCAGGTAGCAGCAACCCTGCAGCACTAGAGAGCCTGTCGGTCTGCGCTGTATGGGTAGTGAGGTTGTGTAGATACCCTACAGGGTTGATAACAGCCACTTCTTCTTACCTCCAAGCCGGTCGAGCGAAGACTTCCAGTTTCGTTACACCTGCAGTGCCGCCCGAACCCAGCAGACGGAAGTTGTTCTGATCCTTCTTCAGGTACCACCAAGGCCCACGCATCGTGTTACGGCGACTAGGACCGCCTTGCCCGAGACGAACTGTCCTGACGCGAGGGTTGATCCAGAGTGTTTCAAGAGCTGCAAGCGAGGTGGTGAACACTTCCTGCTGCCCTGTGGTGTCATTGACAACGACGGGGTTGATGATAGGTCCTGTGATTACCATCCAGCCAGGCGTATCACGGTTGCCTCCAGGTGTGATCGAACCTGCACTCTGTGTGGCAGCAATACCATACCCGAACGGGTAGCCCTTGGGATAGCCTCGACCTGCAACAGTAGCTGAACCGAGGTAGATTGGGCCTGAGGTGACAGCATCAGGGGAGTAGATGCGAGAGTCAGGACACAGGAGTGTGACACTAAACTGCTGCTTGCCGTAGTTACGCTCGTTCGTCTTCTCGTACTTCAGTCCCTGCGACTTCCCGAACACGACTCGCTGACCAGCATCGGTCTGAAAGTAGAAGGGGTTCACAGTGTCGTCTGAAGCAAAGTTCGCCTTCAGCTGATCCATGTAAGCTTCGTAAGCTGTAGGGCTGGTGTAAGCTACGGCAGAGATTACGACAGTGCGAAGCTTGTCGTACTTGGACTCTACAAAGCCGCCGTCGGTACCTTCATGGTCCTTAACTGTTGCACGGGTCTCAGCTGAGTCGAGTCCTTGCACATTCAGGATGTCTACGAACGGCAAAGTTGCATCGGAGCCAAGCACAATGCCATCATCACGATACAGGTACTGCTCTACAGCTGCTAGTGTTGGCATCAGCCCACCCTGTTCGCGATAAGGTCGCCCAGTTCCTGGGCGTGCTGCAACGGATTGATCTCTTGCGTGTGGATTGTGATCGGGACGACAGTCCGTCCAGGAGTTCCAGTGTTACCCCCACCAGCAGAACTACCAGTTGCATCAGTGCCTGCGCTAACGTACCCATTAGCGTAGTTGCTGAAGCTCGGGTCGTTCAGTCCCACATTGTTGTTGAACGCGTCGCTTACGGCGTAGGCAGCGCTGACAGCAGATTCGACGGCAGAGACTGTGCCACGATCTATCCCGAGTGCGAAGCCCTGCATGGTGTACATACCGATCTCGGCGAAGACTGTCGACGGCGAGTGAATGCCGAGGATGTCCTTGACCCAACCAGGCAAGATGCTTCCTGCCCAACTCATGATCTTACCCTTGAGCCAGGATGCAGCACCGCTAATGCCGTTCCAGAGTCCGCTAAGTAGGTCGCTACCTGCGCTGACTAGCAACGATCCCATGTTGCCCAGATTGCGCACGATGTTACCTGGTGCTGCCTGCAGCCAGCTCACGACGAAGTTCCAGCCAGCCTTGACACCGTTGAGGAATCCGTTAAGGAGTGTTGTACCCACGCTCAGAAGCCAGCTACCTGCGTTGACGAACCCTTGCAGGACTCGACCTGCAAAGCCAGTGAGCCAACCCCAGACCATATCCCAGGCAGCTTTGAGGCCGTTCAGGAACCCTTCTAGCAGCCAGCCACCGATCTGGGCGAAGATCGTCGAAGGAGATGCGACACCCAGACCGTCCTTGATACCCTGGATGAAGCTGTCGAAGAGTCCGCCAACCCAGCTCCAGAAGCCATTCCAGGCATTCTTAATACCCTGCCACAACCCGTTGATGAGGTCGCCGCCGATTTGCAGGAAGCCTGTCGCCAGATCGACCATGCCTGCGAGAAGCTTGCCAGGCAGATCCTTGAACCACTGGATCAGACTGTCGCCACCTGACTGAGCACCGTTGACAATGCTCGTCAGGAGGTTGATAGCCCACTGACCTGCCTCAGTAGCAAAGTTCTGCAGCCATGCCATGACTCTGCCAGGCAGAGCCTGGAACCACTGGATGAACTCAGTGCCCTTCTGGATAGCATTATCCCTGAGCGTGGTGAAGGTGCTGATAGCCCACGTTGCGAGAGACTTACCCAGACCGACCAGGAAGTTTAGAACTCTGCCAGGAAGCTCTTGGAACCACTGAATTAGTTCAGTACCCTTTTGAATTGCCGCGTCACGGAAGGAAACGAAGGTGGTAATAGCCCACGTGACAAGCGACTTGCCGAGGTCGAGCAGGAAGTTCAGGATGCGACCTGGTAGCTCCTGGAACCACTTAACTAGCTCCTGAACCTTCCTGATGGTTTCACCGACGAAGAAGCCGATAGCGTACGCAGCGCGCTTGGGCAAAGCTGCGAAGAAGTCAAGAATCTTACCCGGCAGCTCAGAGAAGAACGTGCCAATGCTATCTACCGCATTGCCGATCCAGTCAGTGATGTTGCCCCAGATCGTCTTGACAGCGTCCCAGAGTCCTGTGAAGAAGAGGACGATGTCGGCAACCTTCTTGCCGATCCAATCGGTAATACCATTCCAGATGTTCTTGATGTGGCCCCACAAGTCGGAGAAGAACCCCTTGATGGCATCTACGACTGTGTGGAACTTATCGACGATCCAGTTCCAAGCTGTCTTTGTGGCTGCGACAATGTTGTCCCAGTACTTGATGATGAAGTAGACAGCTGCACCAATTGCAATGATAGCGGCGATGATTAGAGTGATAGGCCAGAACACTGCTGCCAGTGTAGTACCGAACAGAGCCAGAGCGCCTTCGAGGATGAGTAGGACGCCAGCGAAGATCGTAACTACGCCGATGAGCACCATCAGGCCCGAAGCTACTGCTGCGAAGATGACGATTGCCTTCTGGACAGGTCCAGGAATCTTCTCCCACCAGCCGAGCAGGGACGACAGAGCCTCTACCAGCTTCAGCTTGATCGGGAGCAGCTGGTCGCCGATCTCGGTTGTCATCGCCTTGTACTTATTCGTCAGCAACTGAACCTTGGACTGAGGCGAGTCGAACATGATCTTGTACGCCTTGTCCATAGCTCCAGCGGAGTTCTGCATGGAGCCTGTCAGACTGTTCAGCTGCTGGAAGCCAGGAATGGCAAGGTCGAAGAACCGTCGAGCCTGGACGTTGTTACCAGAACCCTTGAAGAGATCCTCCAGAGCCTTTGCTCGCTCGGGTGCAGTGAAGTTGGCCATCTTGTTGCCGAGATCCGTGATGATGTCAGCCATGGGCCGGAATTCACCATTGGCATCACGAACAGCAACACCGAAGTCCTGCAGACGCTTGTCGACCTTGGAGTTAGAGATCAGGTCGAGAGCACGAGCAGCCGACGTAGAAGCCATCGACGTGCTCAAACCGTTTCGGGTCAGGAACGCCATCATGCCTGCGAGCGACTCGATGTCCTGACCAGCACGCTTAGCAGACGGTCCAGCCTTGCCTAGCGAGCTGACGAACTGCTCGTAGGTGCCGACGCCCTTCTGGACCAAGCGGAACATGACGTCGTTGACTCGTGTGACGCCCTCGACTCCGAGACCGAATGCGTTCAGAGCCTGCAGACCACCCTGTGTGGCCGTGTTGATGTCAGTCTGACCTGCAACGGACGCCTTAGCGAAGGCACGAAGCAGCTTCTCGGCGCCAGGCATGTCGGTGTCGATGGTCGAGAAGATCGTGTACAGCGACTCTTGCATCTGGTCGAACGAAGCTGGGATGTCACGTCCGACATCCCGACCGAGCTTCTTCAGCTGCTCCAGGGAGACCTTGACGTTATCTGTCTGCGTCAAGGTCTTTCGAGTTGCCTGTTCATAGGCACTAGCAGCATCAACTGTGTCATTCAGGTAGTTGATGCCAGCAGCTCCTAGTGCTGTAATGCCTGCCCCGAGGGAAACGAGAGCTCCTCCTCGCGCCATCGACGACGTCGCAGCAGCCAAAGCACCCTTGTCGAGGTCTTTCATGTTGCTAGCGAGGCGACCCAGCACACGCGAGGCTTCATCACGCGCACGAATCACGAGAAGCATCTCGCGTGTGCTGAGCGCCATCTACTTTCTCCTGCCTGCGACCTTGGCTTTCGCCTGGGCCTTGTCGAGTTCCTGACGCTCTCTCTCGTTCAGAACGCCCAGAGTCTCTCGAAGCAAGAAGACATGGTACGCATCCTGTTCAAGAAGACCTCCAGGACCGGGAAGAACACCTAGATCACGGCACAGAATCGTCATCTCGACTGCCATTGCAACCTCCTGATCTGGTGGTCTGCCTGTCAAGAGACTGGCTCTGAGCCGCTGCGTCAGTTTCCCAGCTCGGGATCGTCCTCCTCGAAGTTGTTCATCCCGTCCATCAGCTGCTCGATCTCGTCGCCGACTCGGGGATCGAGCGACTTGATGACGTTGACATCGGCCAGGTTCAGCTTCTCACCGTCGTCACCTTCGAGGTTGTGGTCGACAACGCAGTGGGTGAAGTCGAACAGAGTCGCCTGTTCGTTCACCATGGCCATCTGCAGCCTCATGTTCTTGCCACGACCGCCCGTTTCAGCGCTGGCAACGGATGCCATCGCCTTGCGTTCGAGCTTCTGACCATACGTCAACCGCCGAAGCAGCACGAATCCCTCAGGAAGGGTCTTGAGTTCGTGACGTTCCGGCTCAGCGATACTTGCAGTTGCCTTAGGCATTGAGTCCCTCCAGACTCTCGATGTTACGTGATGTTCTCCTGGCAAGCAACCACGACGGTGTAGGCGTTACCCGTAGCGTCGATGGTTGCTGTCCACGAGTTCGAGACACGGAGCAGGTCACCCTGTCCGCCGAGAGCGATCGCATACTCCGACCGATAGCCGACAGGGACGTCGATACTGATCTTGTTGTTGACGTTCTTCGTAGCATCGAGGTGCAATGCCTGAGCTGTCAACGACTTGAACGTGTCGTACTCCGTGCGGTCGATGAAGTCTCGATCCATCGACACAGTGACGTTGCGCTCGCCGTAGTTGACGAACTGAGCGGCACGAGTAGCACCGATGCGGTTCTGAGCTGCTCCGTTATCTTCGACCTGGAAGGTGAAGGTGTCAGCATCAGTGAGCGTAGCCGCGTTGAGCTGGACGGCGTACAGACCGGCACCGAAGGGAGCAGTGTTGATGAAGGTAGGCGTAGGAGCCGACTGCGTAGCTTCGTCGCGGCCGATGAGCGAAGCGGTGAACTTCAGAATCATGGCATCGATCGTGAACGTGAAGCTAGAGACCACGACACCCGTGTAGGCGAAGATAGCGCCGTTACGCACGATCGTGATCGACAACGTCTTCGAAGGGATAGCAGCAGCTGAACCCTTATAGGTGTACACGTAGTTCGGACCGGCACCAGTCTTGACAGGAGTTGTCCGAGCAGCGTGCAGGAAGTACGGAACGACGTCTTCGAGAGCCTCCATCGAAATGTCACCCTCGACGTGACCGTTGCCGAGGACAGCACCGATGTTGTCAGCACTCTGACGAATAGGACGACGGAAAGTCGTGTCCTGCTGCCAGGCGAGCGACTCACTCTCGAACGGGAAGAACTTCGTGGGTGCGAGGTACGTACCCGGAACTGTCTCTATCGCCAGGCCCGCAAAGCCCGACGCGCCAATGCCAGGAGGCATTACTGGTCACCATCCTTCTTCTTGTCGTCGTTCTTCGGGGGCGTGTAGGTCTCGACGGTCACGTACTCCGAGCCCACGAAGGACTGGAGCAACGTCTGGTCGGGCATGCCGACATCGACCTGGTAAGCACGAAAGGCATTCGCCTCTTCGTTGCTCACCACCGTGGTCGAGCCGTTCTTGTAGGTGCCGAGACCAGGAATGCTAACTTCCTGACCCTTCGGCATGTTCGGGTAGTCGATGGAGATCTGGTACATGTCACACCCCTGCCATAGGTAGCTGTATCTGGGACTGCGCGGTGAAGGTCAATCTGGTAGCACGGAGAAGCGTTCCGCCTTTATTAGCAACCCCAGACGAAAGGTTAGACACGAGGCTTGACACGACTAAAGAACCACAGGTGGGGTCGCTGTGGAGTTGGGTCTCGACGGCTTCAGCCAGGTCGTCGGTCTCTTTGCGATTATCCTGAACGCTCTGAAGTGCGCCGTGGTAGATGAGTACGTACACTTCGAAGGTGACAAGAGTACGACGAGGCGCTCCGTTGTAGTCCCGGGCCTTCTCCACTGGCTCTACGCACACAGTAGGCGTGACGGCAATCTTCTCCTGATCGCCATACGTCACAGCCTGAATCCCTGAGGCAGCCAGGAAGGCTGGATCCTCTAGGTGTGTCTTGACCCAAGAGGTAAACTCGACAAGTGAGTCAGTCAGCGCCATTAGATCAGACTCCTAGCCATACGCTCCTGCAGCCAGTCTGTGAAGACCTTCTCGATCGCGTCAAAGTCCTCTTCCTGCAGAACGATGAAGGGTCGAGCAGGGATCTCGCTGACACTCCGCTTGCCGCCGCCTACCGTTGTACCGGTACGCATAGCCGTGATGAGGTCATTGTCAAGAAGCTTTTGTGCTTTCCTAGCATCGCCGCCAGCCTTCTTCATGTACGCCTGCATCTTCGAACCGCCACCTGAACCTCCGAAGCCTGCCTGCTGAACCTTGCCATACCAGACCTTGTCAGGCAGATCGCGGATGACTGCGGTCTCCTGACCAATCGTCCAGATGTTCAGCTGCCCTGCGACCTTACGGAGTGCTCCAGTTCTGTTCAGGATCTTGCTGCCGTAACCTTCGCGGTCACGAATAGCGAGAGTAACGTCAGACAGATCAGCCCAGCGCTCGGGACGACCCTCTGCGTCGAAGTTCTGTTGGAAGCTAGGGATCATGACCTTCTGAATTGCACGCTTCAGCGGTTCACGAAAGGAACGGATGTCAAGTCCGAGGCGATCGATACCGCGAGCGGAGATGCCTACAGTAGGCTGGAAGACGAACGATAGAATCTGATCGTCGGCAGTCAGCCCACGTCGAACACTCTGTGCAGGTGCGAGACCTGGAGTTCCGCTACGACGCTTTGTGGGCACTAGAAGATCCTACCCATGCTGAAGGCGGGGTCGGGGAGGATCTCCACGGAACCCGTACCTGCTGCAGCTCCTTCGTCAGGCGCTTCGGGCAGTTCCAGAACGCCTTCAACAATGCCTGCGAGCAGTGTTTCTGCCTGCGCGTTCAGCAGCAAGGCATAGTCATTCGCACTACCATCTTCGGAGTACTGCCTCTGGTAGTACCAAGAGGCGTACTTCATTGCAATGATCTTGCGGACGAGCTTGGGGGTTGTGTTCGAATCCGTCCAGGTGGAAGTGTCATAGCTCGAGCCCACTCGGGCGAGAACTTGGGTAGCTATCGACGCTTCCAGTTCCACATCAAGCGTCGCACCCAAGTTAGCCTTGGTCGTTTCCAACCAGGCCTGTGCCTCTGCGACGACGATGTTTGTCATGCTGTCCTACTTCTTGACGCTGGGGTTGCTAGACTTGCCCGACTCGCCCTGATCCTTACTGGTAGCGACACCAGTCGGAGCAGCGCTTGCCTCAGCCGACTCGGCAGCAGCCTTGGCAGCCTGACCACCCAGCGGGTTCTCCTGGGTCTTCTCCAGGTCGACCTCGAGGGCCTGGTTGAGCTTCGCCTGACTCTTCTGCAGGTCAGGCGCACCAGTGCTCTTAGTCTCACCCCCAGGAGCTCCGATCATGCCCGACCGGATGTCGGCAGGCACGTTGGTCGGAGTCGAGGGAGTGGTGGCCATCGTGACGCCACCAGGACCTGGGCGAGGATCGACGCCCAGGGAGTTGATCGTCTCACCCGGAGGCAGGACGAACTCTCCCTTCGGAATGGGATCGGTCTTGACGACCGCTCCCGTGTCGAGAAGAACCTGGAGGTTCTCCTTGCCGTCGACGTCGGAAGCGGTGATCTCTTCACCGTGCCCGAACGTCTTCTCGTTGTGCTGGAGAGTTCCGAAGACGTAGAAGGTCATCACGCCACCGCATTCTTGATCAGGTACCCGGAGATGAGCAGCCCCGTCGAATCGGTACCGACACCTCGGAGGTCGTAACGCCGTGAGACACGGATGAGATCGCTCTTCCGCGGCTCCTCACGCCACCTGTCGGTAACCATCGCTCGGCCACCACCGCTGTTGCCACCTCGCCCGCCCGGGTAAGCCCAGACGAACTCGTAGCCGAACGCCGGAACACGAAGACCCGGACGCGGAGGAACGTACGCGAGAAGAACGTTCTTGCCCCAGAGGTAAGAAACGGTCATCGTCTGGCCGGGGTTACCGGAGCCGATGCCAACACCTGGGACGATCACGTTCTGAACACCGAAGAGCTCGGCGATCAGGTCGACCGTGAGGATGGCCTTCTGCGCGTACATGATGCGCTGCTGGAGCTTCGGGTGGTCCTGGAGGATGGAGTACACCTCGTACGGGAGGACCATCGTGTTCGGATCCAGGAACAGCTGGCTGTTGACACGACGGAACCCAGCTCGGACCACGGCGATCGGGTCAGAGTTGGTGAAGTCGTTCCACTGCGAAGTACCAGACAGCGTCACAACGTTGCTAGCGTTGTAGTTGGCGCTGTTGGCGACGAAGTCGAACATACGCTTCTCGCGACCCATGAGGATCTTGCCAGTCACGAGGTTCGTTGCATCGGCTTCGGGGGACAGCTGGTTGGTCGTGAGCTCACGCTCTTCATCCGTGACCGGAATCTGAAGCGCGCGCTCCTCAGCGTAGTACGGAGCCGTGCTGAGGTTCATACCAGGGATCTCGTTCGCGACCGTACCGGGCGCGCGGAGGTCCTGCTCGGGCAGCCAGGACTCTCGACCGAAGATGTAGTACTTGGCCGACTGCTTCGCCACGTTCAGGGCAGGGAACAGGCGTTCCCCGACCATGTCCTGGTTCTCGAAGCCAAGGCTGATGTTCGTCAGGATCTCGTCAACGCGAACGTTACCGGATCCGTTAGGACTCCAGACCATTTAGAGCACCTCCTTCCTTAGTAAGTCGCGCCCGGCGTGAGCAGGACATCGATCTGGTCGCCCGCGTTCACCGCGGCCGTGAGAGCCTGCCCGAAGACAGCTGCTGGCTGAGCACCAGCGATTGCGCGAGTAACCGCAACAGCGCGAGCGTTCGCGTCGTTGGTGACACGCGAACCGAGCGGAATGGCAGCACCCGCGATGACACGAGAGATGCCAAGGACGCGGCAGTTGATGATCGCGTTGCCCGTAGTCACCTTAGCGGCGTCGATGGACTCCTGGACGATCGCCTTAGCACCCAGCGAACCAGGTGTGGTGTCACGCGCGATGGTAGTGCCGTCAGTAGAAAGCGTGACGACCTCACCGAACGCGTAGGCAACTGCGCCCGTAGTACGGAAGCCCTTGTCGAGGACATGGTTGGGACCCATTAGTCTGTTACCTCCCCTCGATCAGTTCGCGCCAGCCAGCTCGCGCTGGTAGCTGGTGTAGAGCTGCGGGTCGTCGTTGGCGACCGCGAGAGCAGCATCCATGAAGCTCATGCTCTTCTCGGCGCTCATCTTCTTGTCGATGGCGTCGTTGAACTTCTTCGTCGCCGTACCGGAGCCCTCTTCGTGACCGGCGTGACCATCCTCGCCGAGCTTGACGCCGACCTGACCACTCTCGATCATGGTCTCGAACAGCTTGATGAGGGCAGGACGAGAAGTCGGGGGAAGCTCGGACAGCTGCTTCTCCAGACCCTCCTTGACGACAGGCGGAATCGCCAGCTGCTTGCTCGCGGCGAGGTCAGTGAGCTTGACGACCTCTTCCTTGACAGAGGCCTCGTCCAGCTTCTTGCCCTGGGACGTGACGGTCTCCATCAGCGTCTTGACGAACGGGAGCTCCATGAGCACCTTCTCGTCGAGCTGAACCGGTGGGTTGGTCTTGTCGGCGCCCTTGTCGTCGTGCTGCTGAGGGTTACCGCCACCAGCAGGCGGCTGCTGACCGCCACCAGCATCCGGGTTGCTGGGATCGTTGGCGTCGGGGTTGTTCTTCGGGTCCACCTTGGCCTGGATGTGGCCGAGGACGACCCCGGCATCCGTGCCATCGGGAAGCCCCAGGAGCTTGGTGATCTCCTTGAGGGCCTCGGTCGGGTCCATCGATGTGCCTCCTGAGGCGTGGTTGATGATCTCGGTCATGTTGATGGGCAGGATGTCCTTCAGGAACGGACGGTTAGTAATGCCACCGCCAAACAGGACATCCTTGTGCACGACACCCGTCTTCGGATGTTTCCACTCGTCGACGAATTCAGGACTGAAGTATCTGTACGCCCCTTCCTTGAGCTTCTGGAACGCGGTCTTGGTCCACTTGATCGCGAGCCAGAGCCCGTCGGGTCGGGGCTCTGCGGTCTGGACCCAACCAGCAGCATCGCCGCCGGCAGCCTTGTGGTCGTAGTCGATGTCGAGATCAGTCTCACGAATGCGGTTGTTGACGTTCGCAGCGAACTGCTGAACCCGCTCAGGAGTGATCTCGATTGTGCCATGCACCGGGTGATCGTACTTCCCGAGCGGCATCGCCTGGATCCAACGGACTTCATCATCGCCGTCGTCGAACTTGATAGTACGAAGGTCGACCAGATAGCCGGCGCGAATCGTCACATGAACCTCCTTCGTTGCTATGATATTACAGGATAAATGCCCTAGGGGGAAACGCTAGTGTATATCAGAGTATCACATCCTACAGCTCCTGTGCTCGAGGGTCGACTGAAGGCTCTGAGTCGTACCACCTACGTGCTGGCACATCCTCGTCTGGATTGATGTGTAGCGGAGGCAACGGATCGACAATCGGAGGCTTGGGGATGTCAGGGTAGTTGTGCAGCACCTCTAGCAGGTAATCGTTGATCCAGTCAGTTAGCACACGCAGAGCATGGGCGTGATACAGATCACGCCGATACATGTCGAGTACTTCCCTGTGGTACCGCTGCATGTCAGCACGCATGTCCTCTACCTCACGCTGCAACTCGGCATGCTTTGTCAGGCAAGTTTCAGCCGTCCTCGTAGCTCTGTCCAGTTCGCGTGTGAGGGACTCACGCTCTTCGCGGTAGGCTGCTGCCATAGCGGCAATGCCTTCCTTGAGCGTCGTAATGTCTGCCAGCTGAACGGCAGCTTCGACAGTCTCTTCCGCGACCTTTCCTTCGACTGCGGACTTACCTGCATCTGCTAGGGTCTTCTTGATCTCAGCCTTGTCACGCCTACGCTGTGTTACTGCCCAGATTACGAGCGCAACAGCTATCGGAATAAAGAGCGTTTCCATTATAGAGCGAATGAGCTCTATCACGGTTTCGGCCTCCTATACAGCTTGATTCGCTCCGCTGTCGAAGCCAGAAGTCGAAGGCTGTAAGTGACAGCTAGAAGGCCGAAGACCAAAGCAACAGGAGTATCGTCCTTGTTTCCATAGAGGACAATACCTATGATCAGGCCAACACAGCCCATGATAAGGAAAGCTGCACCAAGTCTCTGCAGCCAGACCTTCAAGCGCCAGAGCCCTATGAGCTTACAGATACCCCCTACGAACAGAAAGAGACCGACTTCGAGGTTAATTAAGGCAGCATCGGGGAGCTGACCAAGCACGGAACTAGGAGCACCCAGGAATACCGCATCGGCGCCTATGAGGGTGAGCCCTAGGGCTAGAGCAAATCGCTCAGGCTCAGCAAGCAGCCTGTTCGGGATGTGCTCGATTAGCCACTTGGCCACCCCGATGATCACGCTGCACCGGACTGGTCGTTCCCAACTCGGCCGTTGTTACCAGGCGTGTGGGCCTGCTGCATGTTACTGGCAACAGCCTGACGCGGCATACCGACTCTCGGCACACTCGGCGGCACTGGCGGCTTCGCTGCCTGAGGCGTAGCCACCTCACGTGTCGTCGAGGGGTCCACCGGCGGCAGGTCTGCGATGTCGCGGATGTACGCTTCGAGCCTGTCATCGGGCTTGAGAGCACCAGCACCGATGAAGTTACGGAGCGCGAACGACAACGTACGCAGGTCCGTCTTCGACCCAATGTTCGTCGCTCGCAGCTTTGGCGTACCCACGCGCTCGAAGTTGTACCCAATAAGCTGCGGGATCGCGTACTTGTTGAACGTATCCGCAATGATCTCCGCAATGAAGCGGCAAGCAGCGTGGAACGTACCCATCACATCCGCATTGACTGGCTTGTCGAGGAAGGGCGCCATGATGTTCTTCTGGATCTGCAGGTCGTGGTGCTCTGCACTCTTCAGCGCATCGACAGGGTTACCATGCAGCTCGGCAAAGAAGACCTCCCAGTTGGGCGGGAGCACCAGGTGTGCAGTCTCGTTCGTGCGCAGGTTACGTCCCATGTTCTGCGCCAGCGTCTTGTCATCAGCGGAGAAGTTCGGCGGCAGCTTAATAACAGGCACGCCAATACCGTGGCGCTCCTTCTGAATCGCGTCGATCTTGTACAGCATCGTCTTGTAGTAGTAGTGCGAGAAGGCGCTTCGCAGCACACTGAAGCCTTCGAGGTTCCCAGCCTCCTTATCGAAGCTGAAGACCAGGAGCTTATCGATGTTGATCGGCACAGCTTCTGCAATGTACGGGTTTGGGTTAGCCATGAAGGCCTTATTCGGGCCGCCATTCTTGTCGTACTCCCAACCCTCAACGTCGATCGGGTGTCGCGGAGCAAGCTTCTTCCAGTAGAGCACGTCGCGGTTGTTCCAGCGGCCCTGTGCCCAGACCTTCTCGAACATGTAGTAACCGAAGTCGAGCATCAACAGGCATTCCTGAATTATCTGCCCGAACGGGAGCGAAAGCGCATCCTGGAGGTTCCACCAGACAAAATCTGCTGCATTCTGATCCCGCTTGCTCTCACTTGCGGCGTCGACAAACCATCGAGCACCCAGGATTGGCGTCTTGACCTGCCGAAGCGTGCCACGAACCGTGCCATCAGACTTCCGCATCTCGTCATACTTGAGCAGCCCGTGCCTTCCTGCCAGCTCCCAGTTGTACTCCGAGCGCAGGTAAGTCGTGAATGGCGACGGTGACCCAGCACCAAGCTCGCGCATATCGACCGTAGCCGTATCAGCAAGCTGCTTGGGAGCGACCACGATATAGGCATTATCGTCCGACTGCACGTCGATCAGGTCGTTCTGCTCGAGCACTTCAGTCAGTGTAACAGACTTGACCTTAGACTCGGGGGTGGGGTCTTCATCCCACAGGGGCAGTTGGTCGCTCATTTACGCTCCGCTCCAGGTAAAGATGGGGTCTCCGCCGCTTGTCACCAAGTCGGCTGGAGAATAAACGTCACTCAGGTGGTGCTGCACTCCTAGAACGAAGACGTGCATGAGCCCATAACGCAGCGCGTCAATGGCGTGGTCGGCTATCTTCTGCCCCATCTCGGGCACGTTGCTTCCGCCCGTCGAAGCCTTTGCCTTGTAGTTGTTCATTTCATGGATCAAATCTCGACAGGAGTGGTCCACGAGGAACGATGGGACGTAGATCGGAGCACCGTACTCGTCGGTCAGGTTGAGGGTGGGGTGCTCTCGGAGCTTGAGGAAGCCTCGGATGAGGTCGATTCCCTGTCGCCAGTTTGTTTTGGCGTCGGGATTCGCAATGCAGGGCGCAAGGTATCGCGACACCGTGGCCGCTGCTTCTGGATCAGCCGCATCTCCGAACGCCAGGTCAATTTTGTATCCTTCCGGCTGGGGTCTCGCGGCCATAAGCATCAGGTGGTCTTCTAGGCGAGTGAATGCCTTATAATGAACCCGCCATACCCTAATACGATCCCAGGAGTCCACTTGGAATTCGACTGCTGCGAGCGGGTTAGTGTATCCCCAGTCAAAGGCAATATAATTCGGTAGTCTTGGATCGTAGGGTACTTCGGTGACATGGGTAGCTTCATCCCACTCCGGAAAGATCTTGCCCACGAAGGAGCTGAACAGTGCGCCGATCTCCTGATCGAACGCCTCGGGCACCATGCCCTGCTCTAGATCGAGGATCTCTGGGTCCTGCCGGCCACCCGGGAACATGACAGTGTTCTCCCACGAAGGGAACTGCCAGCTGGCCCACATTGGTGAGTTCGGGTCCTGACCTCTCGCCCAAAGCTGGTAGAGCCAGTTGTAGCCCTCCGGGGTCGTTGGGAAAGAGGCTCCCCCACGCTTGTCCGAGAGGGCAGGCCGAATGAACCTGTCCCATGTGTCTTCCTTGTGCTTGGCTGCCTCGGACATGACAGCATAGTCGAGCGCTTCACCAACCAGGCGTTCAGGGTGCTCAGCGGACTTGGCTTCGATCATGGTGCCCCAGGGCATCGTGATGCTCATGTCACCGGAGCGCTTGTTGTACGACTTCTTGACTCGCTTGTCCTGCCCAAGCTTCTGACCCACAATCAGGTCGTCCCATATAACACGAAACTCGCGCTCGGCCAGATCGTAGGTCGGCCCGATGATCCAGATGCGCTTGGAAGTCCGTGTGAACAGCTGCGGCTCTACGTCCCTGGATGCCATGGTCGACTTGCCAAACCGTCGACCACACACTGGCACCTTGAACCGCGAATCGCTAAGGTGGTACAGAACCTGCTTGTGGTGAGGCTGGTAGCCAATCAGCTTGAACAGGTCAAACTTGTTCATCCCTCGTCGGTGTCATCGTCGAGGAGGGAGTTGGGGGTGGTGCCGGGCGGGGCCGAGTGCGGGGTGGACTGAGCCATCGCTGCTGCATTCTCGTTCATACGATCGAGAGCGCTGAACAGGTCGTCGAGGGTACCGGTAGCGGGAGCGTCGCCCGCACGACCGAGCACACGCTCCATGATGTACTTGCTGGCGTCAGCACGCATCCGGGAGTTGGGGTCGTTCTTCGCGATCCAGATCAAGCTGGTCGCGGCGACGTCCACGTTCTCAACCAGAAGCCGCTTGGCCCGAGCCTCGTGGGTCTCTTCCGGGTTGACGTCGGTCTCCATGGCGAGGGACGCTAGAGCCTCATCCGGGACCCACTTCTCGTCTTCGTACTCGTCTGGCATTGCGGGCTCCTTGAGAGGGGTGCTTCCGGGGCTGCTACTGATTCTACGCTTACCGTGAGGGGCAAGACTCGGTGTCGTGATATCACAGTAAGGGATGGTGGAGAGCCCTCACTCAAGTCTAAGGTCAGATGGTCCTAAAGCGCTACCCACGCAGGGGGTTAGATTGATTTCAAGATCCGATGTAAACTATAGTTATGAAAGAAAAACAAAAACAAACATAAACATACAACATCATTAACATACAACATCAACATCGTACATTCATAACTAAACATTCTCTCTCCATACATACTACACATCTCACAACTCGTCACATCAACATCAACTACGGAGATGATCATGTACAGCACAGCACAGCACTACAGCGGAGCGAACCAGACGCGCAACAGCGTGTGCAAGAACCCTAGCGCATACGCACATGACCAGAAGAGCGGAATGTTCGGAGTGCGTACATTCCGGAAGTTCGGATTCGCTACAGAAGAAGTCCGCGATGCAGCAGCAGAGAAGCAGATCACCGGAGGTTATAGTAAGCGCAAGAACAAGATGTGCGGATCTTGTTACACGATGAAGTCAACATCCGGATCTTGCATGTGCGAATAGATCGGATCTTGAATCTGATCAACATCCGAAAGATGTTGATCGGGTTGAGGATCATGATCAACAGGATCATGAACTCGAATGAAGGAGACCGTCATGGACAGCATCACCGCCTACCGCTTCGCCACCATCGTCAACAGCGAGCTGAAGGCCGCCGGCATCGAGAAGGTTCTGCCCCCGCAGATGATGTACACCTACTACAAGAAGGACTTCATCAAGGCCGACCAGCGTACGGAGTCGGGTGCAGCGGAGTGGGCCTACAAGTACGCCAGCAAGCACTTCGCCACCTCGATGGCCTGACACGGTAGCGAGAGGGCCTAGGTACTCGTACTACCTAGGCCTTCTCATACCCGGTCAGTACAGAACCGGACAACGAAGGGAAACGATCATGAAGCTCACCAACAAGGGCCGTGGACTTGTGGCAGGCATCCTCGTCGCCGCCATCGCGACCACCAGCTGGGCGTTCAACCACGAGACGAAGGCCGAAGCGGGTGACTGCACCGTCATGCAGGCGAGCCAGGTGAACGGGTCGCAGTGGCAGGCACTGAAGGACAACGGCTGGCAGAACGGCGGCACGGAAGACCTGTGGAGCCCGGAATGCAGCAAGGAGGCCATCCAGCGGAACGAGGCCAAGATGGCCGCGCCGATCAAGTGGACGTGTCCGGAAGGGTGGGAGTACGTGGCCGAGACGTTCACGTGCGAGGTGTCCTGGACGAACTGAGCGTAGGGGGGGGGGGGGGGGGGTTGGGGGTCGGAACCCC